TGTGCGCTAGATAGTGCCAGCCAATTACTAGGGTATTGAATCTCATTTAAAGTAAATGCCATGTCTGTGGACACGGTGCGTCCATCGGGAAGTTGATAGGTAGCCATGTGTCCTCAGGGGTTGGGTTGTGCGGGGGCGTATTTAAATTTAGCGCCCGTGGTGGTAATTGAATAGGTGTTACTGCCTGCTGTGTTATAGCTGCCACTGCTAGTCCGCAGTTTAAAGCCATTAGATAACTTGTCAGCATGGGTCGCAAATGTTACCGCATTACTGTTAATGGTCATGGCAGTTGGTACGCCATTTAAATATACAAAAGGCCCATCAGCATTTGCGTTGCCAGTAAAACTACCGCTGGTGGTGATGGTGCCTTCTGGCAGGTTCTGTGTGCAGAGTGCCTTGAAGCCGCTTACAGGGTAGGCAAATGCGCGTTGGCCGAAGTTGGCAACAACGGTGTTTGATCCAGCCGCGCCACCAGTGGCAGATCCGATGCCCACAGGTACGCTGATAAATGCACTGCTTGTAGCGGTCCCTATTGATGATCCATTTTTGTAGAACGTCGCCGCACCAGTGGCACAATCAAAGGCAACGCCGATGACATCATTTGTCGTGAACCCAGTTACGTTGGACTGAGAGCCTGCAGTTTCTAATTTACCAGTGCTAATATAGCCAAGCTGCCAAGTCTGTGTGAGGCCGTTTGCGCCGGAAGCCGATATAAGGTTTGTGACAATCACACCAGCAGAGGCTGAGCCTATTGCTGTATAGGCGAACTCGGCATACCACTTGCCAGACGACGGACATATTGTGGAGATGGCACCGAAGTTGTCGCTCTGTGTTTTTTCTAGATTGCCGTTGGCGTATGTCCCGTTTGTGTTTAGCAGGTTGTTGAGTGTCGCATAGTTCCCCCGCACCTCGCCGCCCACGCCAGTGTCGGTCCCGTAATTAGTGGGGGTGTCTACGAGGGAATCGTTGCCTGCAGCAATCGTGGGGTTCTGCGTAGAGCTGGGCGGATTGAAGTTGCCGGTGTACTTGGCAACACCTTTGTAAACACGAACATCTTGTATATAACCATAGAAATTACTACCCGTATCCCACGGATAGCCCCCAATCGAAGGATTTCTGGACGTATCGGTGAAATTTGTTGTATTTGAAGCGGAACTTACAGAAACACCGTTAACATATAATGTTACAGTACCGCTAGAGCGAACTGCAGCAAGATGTGTCCATTGGTTTAATGGAACAACATAAGATGAAGTAACACCAAGCCCGGCAAATTGTCCTGAGGTACCGAAATAACTGCCTAGCAGCCCAATTGCCAGATAATTCACTCCACTGGCATCTTGTGACCACAGGACTTGGATGTATGTATTTGGGTAGCTAGTTGGATATACCCAGCATTCCCAGGTCAGATCACCAGTTCCATATGCAAAATCTGAACCGGCAGGAGTAACTAAATTATCTGAACTACTATTAAAAAATCCGCTACTCCCATAAAACTTGCTTTGAGAAGTGACTGTTGTTACGTTGCTATTTGTAATTGATTTAGGGCTACCGCTACCCTTAATCGTCGCGCTTTCATCTGTAAATGTAGTTCCACCATTAGTTCCATCCATAGCCACAGCTAATACGATGGAACTGCTATTGCTATCAGTACGAGTTCCAGTGCCTTTGGTTGCGCCGTAGGTATCAGTGGTGTTATAGATGGGCAGCGCCCCAGATGCAGCAGCAACAGAAGTTGGCCCACCGGTCGATGTACTAAAATTCACCGGGGTCCAGTTGTTCCCCAGCCCGCTATAGTCCTTCCCTAATGTGCTGGCAGTATTGCTGGAGTTATCAGCAAACAAAAGATTGAAGCCATTTGTTCCATAACTGCCGCTGTATGTTTTTGGTATGAGTTGCCCAGTAGTGGCATCGGTTTCGGTGAATGACGATGGGGTAAGTGCTTGCCCGTCGATAAAGTGGATGTTGGCGAGGTAGCCGTTAAAATAATTGGCAGTATTGGCTGCCCCAATCTGGTGAGCAACTGCTGTATTAAAGACGCTGCTGGTAGCTGTGGCTGTTCCAACGCTGACGTTATTCACGTAAAGAGTGTGCGACGTTGCGCTCTGCGTCCAGACTATGTGATACCATGCAGACGGGTCGCGAAACACGGTAGTTGTGGTTCGCGCACTTGTGCCGCCAAAGGTCAGGTTCAATGCGTCACCCGTCGTGAAACTAAAGCTGTGATTAGTCGATACTCCAAACAGGCACCGTGTTGTGCCCAGCGCCCCAAGCTTGACCCAACCGGCCCATGTAAAAGTGTTCTGCGTGGTTGGAGAGCCATAAGTTCGATTTAAATAAGCCGAGTCTGCTGAATTAAGACGTATTGATCTACTTATCTGCAAACCACCAGCGGCGGCTGCACTTTTTAGTAGTAGCGGATTAGCACTTCCAGGAATCATTAGCTCAAGTTGCTGATAAGGGTGGCAGTAATTTTAGTGCTTGATTGCACTGCATAAACCAAGCAGTCAACCGATGCTGCTGCGGTGCTAAGTGTTGGTGCAGTGCCGCCAGTAAAGTCCCACTGCGAGCCATACGCTAATGTGCGGCTACCGGTGCCATCCTGCGTAATCCAGATACAACCAGATTGCCCAGCAGTTTGGTTTGATGGGTTAGCTAATGTACGGTTACCGCCGAGTGTAACTGAGAAGTTATTGGCTGCCGCAAAATCTGCGGTGATCGTTGCACCATCGGTCAATGCGCTGATAGTGCCACGTTGCGCTGCGCTGTAACTTTGCACCGCGCTAAGTAATGCCACGGTTCCAGTTGCATCGGGCAGCGTGATCGTGCGATCAGCGGTAGGATCGACAATTGCAAGACTTAGTTCAAAAGCATCTGCTGTAGCGCCTTCGAATGTCAGGCTGCCCGCAGTGCCAATTTCTAAATTACCAGTAACCGTGCCACCTGATTTAGGCAATGCCGCTGCTGCAAGGTCGTATGCCGCCTTTACTGCTGTAGGCGTAGCAGCTAATACTGAGCTGGTAGTGCTGGTGCTATCGCTAAGTTGCACCGCGCCAACCACGCCAGTGGTTGCAGCAACGATCTTGCTGCCTGCAATAGCAGCAGATGCGTTTATATCAGCATTAAGTATTGTGCCATCTAACAACATTGTGCTAGTGACTGTACCGCTATCGCCAGTTGTTATTACAGTTCCAGTAGTTGCAGGTAACGTAATCGTCGTTGTGCCAGCAATTGCAGCCGGTTGAACAGTTACCGTGCCAGAAGTAGCACCAGGTAATGCAACGCTGCTAATGCCAGTTAAACCTTGATTAGCGCTAGAGCGATTTAATGCTAGAGACGTAGTGCCAACAAAAGTTGTTCCGTTAAACGAGCCAGTAATCGTGCCAGCAGTAAAGTTGCCGCTGGCATCACGCGCCACAATAGCGCTGGCAGTATTAGCGCTAGCAGCAGTAGTAGCCGAGTTGCTGACTTTGCCAGCAGTGGCGATGGTTGCAAGTTTAGTATCAACAATGGCGGCCGAAGCATTAATATCTGCGTTAAGTATTGTGCCGCCAGTGTTAGCTAAATATGGTTGTTCCGTTAAAACACCGCCTTCTATCGTGTAAAGTTTATTTTGGTCTGTTGCATAACATATTTCACCTTCTTGCAAATCAAGAATACTGCCGTTTAGGTTGCTGTATGTGCCGCGAGCAATCCGTACCGGTGTCCTAGTCGCTGGTGTTGGCATTAGTCGAAACTCCCGCCATTAATGGCGCCGGATGTTGATACGATGCTAGACCCATTGGCAAAATTACCTCCATCCACAACGGTTGCGCCTGCTGCTGTAGCCCAGCTCAAAGTGCCGCTGCCGTTGGTGCTTAATGCTTGCCCCGCAGTGCCATCTGTCGCAGGCAGTGTCCAGATTCGATTGGCGGCAACTGTTGCTGGTGATTTAAAGCCGACGTAATTGCTACTGTCAGCATCCTCAAAGCGCAACTCACGCTGCGATGCAAGTTCAAGGTCTGTTAAGAATTGCCTAGCCATCAGCCAATTACTACGACGCGGTAAGCGTTACTGGTAGGTGCAGTGGCAAATATTAGTGTCACTGCGTTGACACTGGTGCGCCCTACATCTACCTCAACATCGTCGTAGGTGCCGCTGTTGGGGAATACCGCCACGGTTACATCGCGGGTGTTGAAGTTATGCGTAATCGTATAACTGGTAGCGCTGCCATCACCAAAACTGGCTGTATGTTTGCGAATCCTGCCGCTGTACGTCGCCAGCTTTAGAGGGGTAACAATCCGTGCGTCATCGGTGCCGGCGTCCACCTCGGCCTGTGTAGCCAGTTCAGCAATACCAGCGGTGCTCTCCGATGCGCTTGGAGCATTGGCGCCAAATGCGCCCCACACAACAGTGCTGGAGTCGATGGTGCCGTTTACTTCGGTCTGGCGGAAACTGGTGTCAGCATCAGTGCCCTCCTCAACGCTGATGACCGCTTGCTCCAGCTCGGCAAACGTAGATGCATCCAGCGACCGCGTCATTGCGGTTGATGCGCCATTCCAAACGTAGATGCCGTTTTGGGATGTAGTGGTTTGACTGCGCACCAGGACGCGATCCTGGCTTGCCATCGTTATGCCATCAATGGTGGCGCCAGGGCTAGCCAAGTTAACGTTGCCTTGAGTGCTAACTCGCGCTGAGTCCTTCCATGCCAAGCCCTCAACGGCGCTATCTACATAACTCTTGGGTACGGCATCACCGGCTGCCGTCGGTGTTGGCAGGTTAATAACCTTTGAAACGCTTTGCAGGTCGAGGTCTGTAAAAAATTTGCGTGCCATGTTAGGTAAGTCGGGCTAGCCCAGCGGTTGCTGGATTCAGTGTAACAACGGTCTGGTTGATTGTCGGATGTGCGATGGCGCCATCAATCTCTTGGCTGCCAGAATCAAGCAGCTCCACCGATGGGCGGAAGCCCAAATTGTGGTTGATTGTCCATGTAGAAGACGACGAACTCTGCGTGTGAACGTATGCAGACCCAGATGGCCCTTGCGGCCCAGCAGTAGTAGCGGTAACCACGGATGTCTGAGGCACTGTAACTACAGTGCTGCTACCATTTTCGGTAACAACAACAGTGTTGTTAACAGCACTGACGACAACAGAAGTCATGCTGTATAACCCTCGCTGACATAAATAATGCCTTCAAGGTAATATTCCTTCAGTCCGGATGGGTTGGTTAATAACACATCGTAATATGCTTCATCTGCAAAAATTGCAGTTTGCTCATCGGTTAACGCTATCGCAATAGTACCAGTCGCGCGATTAGTATAAGTAATAGCAAAATCAGCAGCTTTTGTAGTTCTGGTTTGGTTCCATACTTGCGCTGCAACTGTCCAGCCAGTTAAGTTTATGGCCGCATCAGTGCTGTCCTTGAACTGCAACGTAACGCTGTAATCAGCTCGGCGTTGCAAGCTGATGTTATAAGTGCCAGGCTGGACAGACATGGGATACCTCCTAGTTTCAGTCTAGCACTGGCGCAGGTGCTAACAATGCGTCTACTTTAATCTCAAGTTGTTCTATCCGCTCCATTGCCTCTTGCAGCGCCTTAACGGATTTCATGTATAAAACTGAATAATTGATTGATTTGGTGACGGTGCCTAGGTCGTTACCAGCCGCATCGCAATCGGCTGATTCGTACACCAGCCCGGGTGATATCAACTCCACCTCTTGGGCGATAGCGCCAATTTGAGTATGGGTTTGGCCTTGCTTTAAGTTGTAATTACGAACACGTATTGCCTTAATATCATTCCATTGCGAATTGGCATCAACAATGTTTTGTTTTAATTTTATATCTGAAAGGCTGCCGTAGCTATTGTTAGTGTTTTGAACATTGCCATTAGTAAAAACTTTAAATGCTTCCGTACCTGTATCCCTTGCTCCTGCAGTAGCGGTATGTTTCCCGGAGAAGAAAGATGAGTCAGTTCCTGCACCAGTTTGAGAACTAGCAATTATTGGATTAGTAAGCGCACTTACAATAAGGGTTCCATTTTGCCCAATCCATTGCCTAATAATTCCAGATGTGCCTATTTGTATCTCATCTGTAGTATGACTGTATTGCACAAATCCTCGATATTCATCAGTACCGCCGCTGGTGCCATCAGCAAAAGCGAGCCCACCTGTGGCGCTGCTGCCTGTTGCAATAGTAATACCGCCATTGCTTGACGCGTTGTAAACAACGAGGTCATCGTAATTAGCGTTGTAGTTGCTAGGTGTTGTCGTTCCTATGCCAACTTGCCCACCAGTATCAATTGATAAAATTAAGCCGGTCAGATCGCCAACAGTTAACCAAGCGTTATTAGCGCTATTACGGCGTTTTAGCGTATTGGTTGTTGTGTCCGCCCATGTCATGTAGGCATAAGTCGGGCTTGGCGCGGTAGAGCCACTGTTCTGGCTAACAATTGCGCTTAGCGCATTGTTGAGGTCAGTTCGAAATGCTGCACCTGATTGGTTGGCAATACTATAATCGTGTTGTGCCATTAGGTAATCTCCTTGCCGTATCCAACGGCAGTATAAGTGAATTTGCGGGCGATAGAAGCGCCCTGATAGGCAAAGTTTATATCAAAGCCAGTCCGTGAGACGTTTACAATTTCCGCAACATCATCAGCAGATTGGACGTAGGCACTAAATCCTAGCACTGGCGCTTCATAAAATGGGTTGGCAAAGCTTACCGATGTTGTACCAGCAGATGAAGCCTCGATAGGTCCAAGTTGTTCTGTGCGTTGTTGCAATTCTATTGTTACGCCAAGTTCATCCACAATAATGTTTTGATTAGCGTTACTTATGGTGGCAACTAATTTGAATTGAAATCCCCGACCGCGTAGCAGCCCGTTGCTAATTTCATTCCAATCGCTCCATACCGGGCTAATGGCTGGATTACTGGTTGTACTCCGAACGTAAAGCGAGCCATCGACGAGATCAGCAGCGCCATGAATATCAGTCCATGAATCAATTTCGGCTGTCTGCGAATCCCATGGCGAATTGGGCAGATAAGAGCGAGTAACTAAATATCGACGCATATTGACAGCAAAAATTCCGCCCATATCAAGGGTATTTAGAAATTGATATTCACCAGTACCCAACGATGTATCGGTAACAATCAAGCCATCAACGCCAGCGTCATATGCCATATTGGTTTTTGTGCCTGCAAATAAAGCGCTTTTTATGCCGTCAATTTCACTAAGGCTGTCCCATGTGCCCATCTCATCTACAGTCAGGTAGTAATCCTGATCTTCACGGACAGTTTGGATCAGCAAACGTGGCTGAGGTTCAGGTAAATCCGCCTTAATTATTGCCGCGCTTGCTGATCTATGGCCGGTGTCGTCTTCAAATTTAATTAAATAAGTGCCTTCCAGTAAAGGCACTTGCTTTTGCGTTTGGCTTCCTGCAGCAGCAGATACAATTTGTTGGCTGCTGTCCCATGTTGCGCTTAACAGCGACGTATTGTGACGGATTAATACCTTGCCGCCCAGGATTACGTCTAAGTCAGTAGCACGATCCCAGCTTAAAGTTGCAAGCGAATCACCACTAGGAACTAAATTAATGCCTGTTGGTGTTGACGGTGGTGCGGTTTTACCATATGCCGGAGTAGTTAATTCGGCGTAGCTAGTTGACGGTATCCGCAGTGCATTTAGGCTGTAAACACGGATATAGTAAACAGCAGCAACAGCTTCTAGAATTTCATATTCAGCACTTGTAGCGTTGGCTAGGGTCCAGTTATTGTTACCATATTTCCAATGAATTTGGTATTCACTAGCGCCAATTACTGGCTGCCATCTAACGATTAATTTGGATACTGCTTTGCCATTTAGTGCATACAATATTTCATTAGTTTTTAAAGCATTTGGCGGGTCAGGGCTAAATTCAGTAACTGATATGTTTGGATTTTGTAATGGCCGGTTTTGTTCTACATAATCATATTTGCTAGAGTTATGAGCTAGCGCTGTAATTTCATATTCAGCGCCATTGGTTTCAGTTACAGTTAACACTCGCCATGTAGTGGCGGCCACGTTTGTATTTTGTAACATCCATATGCTGCCTACGTTTGGTGTTGTTGAAAATGCTGTTGATACAGTAATAACTGCACCAACAATAGTTGCAATATTTCGCTCTTGAACGCTGCCATCAGGCATTATAACGGTTAACTTTGCGCTAGCAGCAGTTGTTAAATCTGTAGCATCTGTGTTGTCAACTGTGATTTGTGTAGTTGTTGCGCTATTTATACGGCCAGCACGCCTAATGCCAGCTTTTAGCGGATCTGCAATCTTTATTACTTGGCCTGGCCTTACGAGAACGCCAGATTCAATACTTGACGCAAATGTAACAACTTCAGTTTCATTTGCTTCCGAATACAAAACCCAATGACCCAATCTTGCGGCTTGACCTCGACTGGTGCAAGCGAAGGCACGTAGTTCGGTTTTGTTAATGCCATACTTAGCAATACCAACAGCGTCTTCTACCATTTCGTATGCAACATCTTGCGTTCGCGTATCTAAATAACCAACAACTGCAACAGTATGCCTAGTTTTAATGCTGCTGCCGCTATAGCTAAACCCTTGTTCTGCAACATTAGCCATCGTAAACAGATAAGACGCATCACGCGGAGCATCTTGCGATATAGTCAATGCACCAGTTGCCCAATAAGGCATCACACGCATCACGCTAGATAAATCATTAATTAGCTTATAAGCATCATCTTGGTTTTGAATCAATACATTACAACTGAACCGTGGTTCCATACCGTTAAGGCCATCAGACACCAAAGCTGAGGCATAAACTGATGCAGCGTAAAAAGCTGGTTTATCTAATTGCGCTTCTGCTATATGCTGACCAAAGCCATACCGTGTGCTGGTAAGCAAATCAAACAATATCCATGCTGGGTCAGATGTCCATACACGTGCGTTTTCTTCCGTCAGGGTGCCACTAAATGTGTAACCGCTAGGATAAATAATGCGGCCATTGGTTTGATCCACAGTGACCCCAGTTGGGACTCGCACCTTTACGCCACGGACGCGATAAGTACGGCTCGGGAATGAACTGAATTGCTGCGAATCAAATTTAATTGCAACAATTGCACTATTCGGATATGTAAGTTTTTGATACGTTATTTCTTGGTAATAAGCCCACTGGAACGCATTGGCTAACGCTGTCGAATCGACACTATCGGCTGTTATCCTTGTGATTTTTACAGCTACGGAACCAGTCCACCCGGTAGTAAAATCTACCCGGTAATCGCGTTGATACGAGTCAGCAGTACGGCCACTAATTGTTTCAGTTGCTACGGTGACATAAGCAGCCCCATTATAAGAAAGTGCAATTGTAAATGAAAAGCTAGCTCCCAAGATATCGCCTTCCTGGTTAAACTCTTGCAATGCTGGCACTACAATAGTAATAATAACACCATTAACGTTAACATCACTTATTGTTCTTACGGCTGGGGTAGCCTGCAATATTGTTGTGCCAACTGTAATCGGCTCGCTAATATCACCGTAGCCTTGTATGTATGTTTGCGCTTGCGTGCCATAGCGTGGCTCAATGCTTAAATTTTGGAAATTGTAATCAGTTGGCTGCACATTGTCCAGATTAACACCCTCCCTTAAGATAGGCGTTTTATTAAGGTAAATATCCTTTAATGCCGCAATATTATATGCGCTGGTGCCTTTTGTTAGACCTGCTGCAGATGGGAACCCTTCAATTTCGCCTTCACTAAGCAAATCTAAAAAGGTTGCGTATTGCGTACTGGCTAAACTATCTGCTGTTCGTATGCGTGGCCTATTAGCAAGATCTTGCGCTATTTGTCGTTCTCGTTCTTGCAACTGTCCAACATAAGTTGCTGCAGCGTTGCCTTTTAGTGTGGAAAAATAAGCAACTTCGGCGGCGGAAAACCCCATTACACTACCTCTTGCGTTGATATATTAGCTGATATAACAACTGAGCCAACAATTGTCTCACCATAAATAATTGGCACTGGTGTGCCTTGCGCTGATGTATTCTGAACACCATTGAAGCTATAAGATTTCTGTGGATCTAATTCGGATTCACGCATTGTCGGTGGCGGCGAAGATGCGTAAGCCATTGATGGAGGTGCAATGCGCGGAACTGGCGTCAGCAGTTGCGCCACACCGCTTAAAGCAAGGCTGGCGCCAACGCCGACACCAATCGTGGCAAATGTGCCTATACCCGTAGCGCTGCCCAAAGCAAAACCAAAAAAACCTGCTGTTAAAATACTTAAACCAATAATTGCTACGCCAGCAATAATTTTCCCTACGCCGCCAGCGCCTGCGACAACAGGAATAATACGAATAATACTTTGCCCTACAGGATGGCTAATCTCTTCTTCGCTAATGCTATAACCGCCAACTAATATCCGATAATCATGCTGCACCATATGCGCTTCTAACCCGGCAAAATTTACCAATAAATACCGAACAGCTTCTGCTACATCACGCGCCTCTGCCATAAACGACCGTACGCCCATGAACTTGGCTAATTGGCCATAAACTCGGATCTCGCGTAGCATCACCAGCCATCTCCTGCTACCAGCTTACTCGCATCGGCATGACGTAACCTGCGCCCGGTTAACCCTGGCCTGCAATGGTCCCTAACGCTTAGCTGGTCACGCAAATGATGCAGCATCATGCCATTACCAATAAACACACCAACATGATTTAACTGGCGATCTCCAATACGCATCAGCAAGGCATCGCCAGGTTGCAGCAAAGCTCCATCGGCTAATTCATAAAATCCAGCCGTTTCCCATAAGCCATCAAATAATGGTTGCGCTTCAAATTCTGCTAGTGATGGTCGATCCCAATCTGGTAGCAACAAGCCATGCAACGCATACCAGTCACGCACTAACGTCCAGCAATCGCTGATCGCCCATACCCATTGCCTACCGATCAATGGGATGCATTTACCCCAGCTACCATCAGCAGGATTAACAATATGCCATGGCAATTGGCTGCGTTCGCAAAATTGACGATCCATGGCGCTAGGGTCCGGTGATTGGTCGGGATGGCTATGTACTATTCCAATAATATCTGCTTCATCTTCAGCTTTTGCCCAGTCGCCCGGATGGATAATAAAATGATCGGTATCATCCGCAAGATTACAACAAGCGCAATATACCGTATCGCCAGCAACATCAATAAGCAAGCCGCAGGATTCATTCGGTGCCATAAGCTTTGCATGGTCAATAGCTGCATCACGCCATGTCATTGCGCAAATAAACCAACGCCAGGGAATGACCCAAATGGTAATTGCGCATTAACGCCAAATCTAGTGGCACAACTGGTTAATCGTTTGCCGCATACATCAGAAGCAGCAGATACAACTGAATTATTATTTGCATCAAAATATACCGCTGCAGTGTAACTGCATTCAGCAGAGCGATATACCCATTGGCATAAATTTGCAATACATTGCCGTTTCGGCGCCCTAACGCCAATCAAGTCAAATGCTGCTGCAAGTTCCCACTCAACAAATTCACGCGATTCTGTCACCTTGCGATCAAGGTAATAAATCTCACGCGGAAACTCCGCAGTAGGATCTGCATTAGCATTGCCACCACTAAAATTAGCAGCATCCAAATACCTTGCCAAAGTGCGAATACGAATAAATTTTGCACCGTTTAGATCGTTGCCGACAGTCGTTAAATTTACTGTTAACAATATACTTGTTACAAACCTCAATATATTGCTTACTTTTAATTTTGGCCGTGGCAATTGGCCGTTGCCGTTGTATTCGAATCCTGTTGCTTCAACTGGAAAAGCTTGGTAGCTATTCCCAGCCCAGACAATATTGCCGTTATTGATTGCATTAGTGCCAGCATGAAATCTAAATACCGTATTAGCGCCATGGATAGCAGTAACAAGATGAATTTCAAACAATTCAATAATTGCTGATGGCGCTGGTTTTTGCAGCTCGGATACTGGTACGCTCATGGCTCTGCTACCTGCTCAAATGTTGCCTGCACTGAATTATTATTATAATTTTCTAAAGTCCTACTCCATTCCCGGCATACCCATTTGGTGCCGCCGCCCGATGGTGGTGTCCAATCAAATGATTCAACACCAGCCCGTGCATTAAGGAATGCTTCAATCGAGTCTGCATCAGTATTAGTGCGATTTCTAAAAGTTAAAGACCAGCTTTTTAGGTTTTGATTAATACCAAACGCCTGCCTTTTTTCGTAACCATCACCAAATTTAACTACTGTGACTGATGGCTTACTGCTAACCGCAGCACCAAAATCTGATACGTATGTAAATGTTGGCATTAGGCTAGCAGTCCTCCAGGTCTACGTTGTTTGATCAGTTCAGCTTGCACCGCAGCACTAAGGGCTTTACCTAATTGATCGCCGCGTGGGGCATCACCCTGAACGCTGGTGTTGCCTGCATCTACATTAACAACAACATTAGTGTCGCCGCCACCGCCCTGCATCGCTACCGGGATGCGGCGACCGTCAGGCAACGGCACATATGCCTCAGGCATCCGCCCTTCACCATACATAGCGAGTTGCGGGCTATTGGCGATACCACCTGCTGCATAACGCTTTAACGGCATTGACCCTTGCGATGTCATAATCCCGCCGCCAGCAAACTTAAACGCAGGAGTATTCCCTAACCCAAGGCCCGGTATTATTGAATCCATGCCAAACCCAGGCAGCCCGCCGCCACCACCACCGCCACCGCCAAA